TGCTGTGTGACAGTGATCCTATTTTCCGGTCGACCCATAGCCGCCCGTCCCCCGGCGGGTGCTTCCGAGCTCGTCCACGAGATTGAAAAAGAGGTCGTTCCGGCGGATCACGACGAGTTGCGCGTTTCCCCTGGTGTTCACCTGGGGCGGATCGTCCGGCGTGTGCCAAAGGCGGGTAATTTGTTTCGGTTTTTCCATGTTATTTGCCTCCGTTCTTGAGGGCGTCAATGATGACGGCGACCCAGGCAACAGCGATGAGGATGTTGATGATCGTCATGTAGTCTATCATTTGCCGTCCCTCACCTGTTTTAGAAGCGTCCACCACTTGCAGCAGAAGCAGGTTTTCGATTTCTTCGGGCAGCCGTGCTCGACGAATTCCTCGGACGGCGGGACGTACTCGTCCTCGCTCGAAAACTCGATGCAGGGGTGGCACTGTTCATAGGCAGCCTCTTTGAGGGCGGCGTACAACTCCGGCGCGGCGGCGATGAGCGCGGCGTTTGCTCTCGCTTCTTCATCGCATTCCGGCCAATCCTCCGCACTTTTACAGGTGCAAATCAAACCATTCGGAAGCGTTCCGCGTGGGAGGTCTTTGTCCGGGTTCTTCCAATAAACTCTTTGTCCTTTTCGGAACCACGGACCCGGGGTAAAGTATTCTTGGTTCATTTGCTCACCTCCGGTAAAGCAAAACAAAGATCACCGAACGCGTCACATCCATACGGGCAAAGAGTAAGCCTCAAGCCATGAATCGCGCCGTCGGTCGAGTTCTCCTGCCACCCGCACTCGACAACACGAAAATCATGTCCGTACAGCTTCATCTTTTCGCCGGGCATCGGCGGTCGACGGTTGAAAATAGGCATGTCGGTTTCAATCGTGATCTTCATTCGTTCACCTCGAACATATCCGGCGTTTCGTCGTCCGGGACGCGGTAGAGCGTTTCGTTGAACGATACGCCTTTGATGTTGGTCCTCTTCACGGTTCGCTGTATCTTCCCGTCTCGTATGAGCTCTTCCGTTGCCTGAAACAAGGCCCCTTTCCAGGCAGGCTCTCCGAGGTTGCTGCTTACGGCGGATTCCAGGTCGCGCAACGTGATCCACACGCCCGCCTTTGGCCGGAGAATCGAAAGAATCTCCTTTTTTATGGCGTCCTTGTGGCTCATGGTTTGTCTGCTCCTTTGTTCTCGGTCGGATTGAATCCGTTGCAGTTCTCCGCGCCCTCGATGTCGTCGCGGGTGAAAACGTCGTTGTAGGCCTCGCAGTAGAACGTGCCCCCGGGCATGTTTTCCGCCTCGTGGTTCAGGCAGTCTTTACAGGTCATTTTCGGATTCCTTTTTGGTGTTCTTGTGGATGTTTCGGACGGCCTTGCGGATGAGATGCCGCACGACGTCGGAGCGGTTGCGGAGGCATAACGCCTCCGCGAGCATGTCGAGCGCATTCACGTCCCGCGCTGAAAGCGTAAACGAGGCGTGCTGCATGAGTTTTTCGGCGTGGTTCATTCCACGTCCCCCACTTTCTCCACGGCTTGTGGTTCGTTTTTATGTTCAATATCGTGCAACGCCATATTGTAGACGATAAGTCCTGCGGCAAGGATAAACGCGATAACGGCAAGTATAAGCCCACATGCGCCAACCTCAGGAGGAATCCTACTCCCATTTTCGTAGGTGGATAAATCAATGATTGTCATAGTCAAGCCAACACTGCCGACAACCAAAATAATGTAAATCATTTGCCCCTCGCTTTCCGCAGAATCGCGATACAGTCTCGATAATCGCACGTGTTGTTTTCCTCGGAGAACGGACAGCCGTTTTCTACGAAATCATAGGTGTCAGGATTGACGTGCATCATGGCACAAGTTCCGCAGGCCTCTTTCACCGCCCCTTTGAGGGCTTCATACAGTTCCGGCGCGGAAGCGATGAGGTGCGCGTTGGCTTCCTGTTCATCTTCCCAGTTCGGCTCGTGGGAGAATACCTCACAAATCGGTTTGCGGGATTCGTCTGCAACGGTAACAAATGTCATATCTTCCAAATGATGGAATTTGACATGCCACGGCTTCTTCGTGAATTGTTCCTTATTCATGGTCTTCGCCCCTCGCTTTCTTGAGCACGGCTTCAATCTGCCCGCGAAGATCGCAGTCCCCGGGGTAATGGAAATTCGGATCGCAGATCGCGCACTCGTCGAGGACACTTTGCAGCATGTCGTACATATCCGGAGCGGCGGCGATGAGCGCGGCGTTTGCCAATGCAGTTTCAAAATCCAAATCACCATTAGAATTTTCTGCATTCGCCCACGCAATATGATAACTGCTTCCTTTGAGGTAAATTGTTTTTCCCTCGTGCCCGTCAAGAACGGTTGTCATACATGCGTTTTTCCCTGCTTTCCACGGACCCGGCGTGAAGTTCGTTTTTTCGGGGAAGAAAGTCACCTGTTCGCGCACCTGTTCTGCGGTCAGGTTGGTGTCGGTAAATTCCCTGTCCCCATTCCCGACGATGATGCCGTTTCCCATGAGGTGGCTTCCGTTCACGTTGAAGCCGAAGTGAATGTCGCGGAAATGGCCTTCCTCGTCGACGATGAGCGCTTCCGTCTTGTTGAAATAGGTGGCCTGCACGAAGTTGCATCCGTGCCCGATTTTGGCGTAGAACTCGTCGAAACCGCCCTCTTCGGTGAAGTTGATCTCGATGTCCCTGACCTCGTGGTTTTCAGCGTCAATAAAGATCGCTTTCATGTGGTGATGTCTCCTTGTGGTTGTGGTGGTTTTTGTGTTATAGCGTGCCGTCGTTGATGAATTCGCGGATGGCTTCCTGCTCGGCCTCGGAGAGGCGGAAATAAGCGCGGTCAGTCGTCCGGGCAAACCATTTCAGGCGGCGGGTAAACTTGCGGAAAAAGCGGCGGATTGTCTTCATGCTACGGCTCCTTTCATCTCTGCGGAGAGGATGTTTGCGGCGAGCAGGTTTCGTGCGAGGTCGTAGGTCTTCTTCACGCCAAAGGCGAGGTCTTGCAGTTCTTCGCGTTTCAGCGGGGAGAGATCGGCGTCGAGCATGAGGCGCTTCTGTGCGGCTTCGCACTGGTTCTTCATGCCGAGCAGGGAGACGGCGGCCTGCCAGAGTTGGTAGGGCTTGCGCCCGGTGTAGATGTCGGCGATGTCCTTTTTGGAGCAGCAGTCGAGCATGTAGTAGACGGGCTCGACCTCGCGGACATAGATGTTGTAGTCGGCCTCGTAGCCGCAGAGATCGCAGAATTCGCGGTACAGCATCTTGGTTTCTCCTTGTGGTTGATTTGAGGGGTGGTGTTTTGTGGTGTTTTATCGTTTCCGATGCTATAAATGTAGCATGAAATTTACCAAATGCAAATGGATTTTATATGAATTTGGTAAATTTTCTTGAAAAAAGTTTGATTTGGCCGGAAAATCAGGCGACGACGCCTGATCCGCGCTTCGTCGAGAGTTCGGTCAGGGCCCATACGAGGGCGTCCATGCGGTCCGGGCTTTTCTCGGTGTCGCGGCCCGCGTAGGTGCGCATCTGATCCTCCAGGAATCCGAGCCGCCCGACGTGATGCACGAGGCCGTTTTCGTAGAGGGCGGCGATAGGCTCGGCCCGCACGATTTTTCCGCGCGTTGCGTGGAGTTTCTTGTATGGGATGCGCCCGGCCTGCTGCTTGAGGATGATCTCGACCATGTCGCCGCCGTTGTTCACCTCGGCGACAACTCGGTCGGCGCGGTACTCGCGGTAGGCGTTCACGACGGCGGACGCCCAGGTAGACGGCGAGGCCCGCATGGATCGGTCCGCGAGGACATAGAAATGCGTCCGGCCCGCGATGCGCTTTGTCCCGGCGACGACGATGCCGGTTTCGTCGCTCTCGTTGGCGGAGGTCACGGCAGGGTCGACGGCGACGACGACGCGGTCGAGGTTCGGCGGCGGCGCGGCCACGCGGAACGGTTCTATCATGGCCTCGGTCCACAATGCGCCCTCTACCTCGGTTTTCCAGTAGCCGAGGAAAATGTTTCGGTACTTGGCCGGATTGTTGCGGCGGCATTCCTCGGCGAGGCGGAGGAAGTCCGGGTCGAGGTTTTCGATGTTGTCGCGGTAGTCGGTGTGAATGTAGCAGGTGTCGCCGACTATGCCGTTGAAGTCGTCCGGCACGCCGCGCTCCTTGAAAAACCTGCGGTAAATCCAGTGTTTGTCGTCGGGCGGGTTGAGGGAGAGGATGACGCGGTTTTTGATGCCCTTGTCTCGCAAAGACAGGTCGATGCGGTCGAACGCGGCCTCGTCGACGACTTCCTGCGCTTCGTCGATGATCGCCAGGCCGACACGTTTAATGGATTTGAGCTGCGCTTCGTTCGAGCCCCGGGAGGTTTGGATGCCGCGAAAATAGATTTGCCAGGGCGAGAAGCGGCAGGAGATTTCGCTCTGCCCCTGTATGTATTTACTGGTGAGGTTCAGGAGTTCGACTTTCTCCCAGTATTCCGGGATGATGCTTATTCCTGCGGAGATGAGGGTCTGTCGGAGGTACAGTGTGTTGAAGTTGGCTTTTGCCTGCTTGGTGCAGACGTAGCAGGAGATCGCAAAGGATTTGCCGCTGCCGCGCCCGCCCGTCACCATGTAATACCGGCACGGACAGGCATCATCGAAAAGAGGCTCGTATCGCTCGTCAAATTCAAGTCGCGGGCGAGGCGTCTGTATCGTCGTTTTCTGCATGGTTGTGTCGCGTGAAGCAGATAATCGGCGGTTCCGGCGGCGCGGTGAGTTCGATTTGCTGCTTTCCACCCGACCACCCTCTGTCCGCGCCCTTTTTCTCCAGGTAGAACGTGATCGCTTTCAGGTTGCCCGCCTGAATCTTCTGCATCAGTTTGTCTTCGGCGACGTCAAGGCCCTGTTCCTGTTCGTCGTCGATTGCCTGCTGAATCTCCGGCCACTTCCTGCGGTAGTCGAAAAAGGCGCGGCGTGAGATTTTGAGCCTGCGGTAGACATTCGCCTGAATGCCGAGGCAGCCCTCGCAGGCGGCGAGGACTTCTGCCTTGGTGTACTTCGGCTGCTTGACCGGACGTTTGGCGGGAGCCTTGGCCGGTGCTTTCGCGGGAGCCTTGGCAGCCCGGGTTTCTGCGGAGCATTCTTTCCGTTTCATGGTTCCACCTCGATTTGTTCGACCCGGTTGCGCGGGCGCGTGGGCGTGCGCATGAGGGGCAGATTGGGCGGTTCGAGGCTCGTCCGGTCCTGCCCATTTTGCACATTGTTTTACATTCTCTTTGCGTCTGCCGGGCATGGTTCAGCCTCAAAACGGGATGTCGTCGACGTTCACGTTGTCGATGTTTTCATAATGCGGGTCGTTCGTTGGCTGCGGCGACGGCGGGCGCTGATACATGTTCTGCGGGATGTCGGATGCGGGGTATTTGTGGCCGCCTGGTGCAGGTGCAGGCGCAGAAACGGGAGGCGGCGCATCATTTCCGGCGGGTCTGCGGTCCAGGAATTGCACGGTATCACACACGACCTTGATCGTCGAGCGTTTCGCGCCGTCGCGGGTCGTCCACGATTCCTGCCGGAGGAAGCCGGAGATCAGAATTGACGAGCCTTTCTGCATGTAGCGGGCGACGTTCTCGGCGGTCTTTCCGAAGCAGATGCAGGAGGCGAAAAGCGTCTCGGTCTTCTCGGAGGATTTGCGGTTGACGGCAATCGAAAACTCCGTAATCGGCGTGCCGGAGGTGGTGTAGCGGGATTCAGGTTCCTGGGAAAGGCGGCCTGCAAGGATGACGGTGTTAAAATCAGGCATCGAAGTCGAACTCCATTTGATTTTTGTCGGGTTGCAGCCGGACGCGACGCCCGGCTATTGATTCTCGTGTTTCGGGGTTGGAGAGACGGGCGCAGCGGTGGAGAACGCCGCGCAGCATAGTCCCGATTTCCGGGTGTTCGCGGCAGGTGTCGACCAGTTTGCGGTGTATCGCCTCGCGTGAGACGGCAAAGGCCCGGGCGAGATCGGCGGAGGAATCGCTCTCGGATCGCAGGGCGCATAGGACGATTGAGAGGCTGTAATCGTCGAGATCACGGAATAGGAACTCAAGAAGCCGGCGCAAATCCCCGACAGAAAAACGCGGTTCCTCGTCGGGGTCGTTCTCCGGCTGTTCTTCGTCCGGTTCCGGCGGCGCAGGGATGTCGGCGATTTCGGATGAAAAGGCGTAGGCTTCATAGGAAACGAAATGCTCCTTTTTTCCGCGTTCTCCGTCCGGGTACGGGTCGGGATTCTCGGCATACCATTTGCAGGAGCCGACATACGGGCATGAATCGCAGGCAGGTGTATTGCCCCATGCGGCGGCGTCACCGTAGCATGTCGGGCAGTCTTCGTGTCTGCTTGTTTCATCCATTGTGCGTTGTCCTCATACGCGCGGAAAGAATTTACTACATGATGCAAATATACAGTAAATCCAGTGAATTTCAAGCATGTTTGTTTAAATTTCTGCAAAATCATGTCAAGGTGTCCTCGATTCGATGCAGGATCTTTCCGATGCGGCAGGTGTCGCAGGACGGGTAAACGCAGGTCCCGGAGGATCGCATGTAATGGCAGGATTCCGTCAGGGCGGACAGCATCTCCGGCGCGGCTGCCAGGCAGACAACGCGCTGCCGGGTGGTGTAGCCTGATTTCGTCGGCATGACGCGGCAGACGGGCTTTCCGTCGGCGTCGTAGACGGTCTGGCAAATCTCGCCCTCTTTGCCACGGATGCTGCTGTATCGCCAGGTCCATTTCCGCAGGGGGAGAGCGCGACCGGCGTCGGAATGCAGCCGCGTCGGGTGCGGCGTGATCTCTTCCGGCGTCGCGGTCTGTTCCAAAACGTCTTTCGCGGCGGAGATAGCGGGCTCTGCGGCAGTCTGTGCGTCCGCCCCCTCTGTGATACGTTCCAGGGCGCGAACGGCGGCTGCAAGGGCTTTTCGCAGGATCGGTTCGTGTTTCATTCGTCGGTGTCCTTGTCGGTTTCGATGATGTAGCCCGCCGTGCTTCTCGCACGGTAAAGGGCGAGCTGTTCTTCTGCCTCGCGCTCTGCGGCTTTGAGTTCCTTGTCGATTCGCGCTTGCAGCACGGCGTCCTTGATCGCAAAATGGCTGTCGAGGATTTCGCGGAGCTGCCAGTCTTCGACGCCTTTCGGCTTCTTTTGCAGCGGGTACACTCGTAATACAATTTGCTTATCTCGCGGCGGAGGTGCAGTTTTTATTACAAAGTCGCCGCGACGATAGCGCATGATCGCGTGTCGGATGATCGCCGCCCCCATGCCGGATGCGCGGAGGCGGGCGATTTGGTCGGGACGGAGACGGACGGATGTCATGCCTGGGCCTCGCTTTCTTCGGGCAGGAGATCGCGGACGCACTCCGGCAGGGCGTCTTTCCTGCCGTGCCAGGAGCCCCGGGAGAAGTAGAAACCGGCGTCTTTCAGGGCTCGGATGATCGAATACTCGGGCTTCTCGGCAAAGGTGACAGTCACGCAGTCCGGCGTCCAGTAGCGGGCGACGACGCCCCCGGCCTGCTCCGCTTCCGCCTGCTGTTCCTGCCGCCTCTTGATTTCCTCGATGCGCTTCTCGATGCGGCGGATTTCGCTGTTGTTGTTGATGAGCATGTAGGCCGGGAGGGTGCGGCCTTTCTCGATGAGTTCGGTCGCGGTCTGCTCGCCGATGATGCCGACGAGTATAATCTCCTTGAGCTTTTCGGCAGGCGTGATCTTGGAGCGGATGATCTTGTTGATCTTCTTGTAGCCGTCCTGCCTTTTGCGCCGGTCGTCGAGTTTTTCCTGCAAACGTTCGACGGCGTCTTCATCGTCGGAAAAGATCGTGTTTTCGAGCTGCCGGGCGAGGCCCTGCGCCTTTTCCTCGTGGTGCTTTGCGAGTTTGTACTGCTCGCAGCCCTTGTCCATGTGGGAGCCGGAGCGTTCGAGCAGGCGGCGGTGTGCCTTTTCGGAATGGTGGCCGACGAGGATCGGCTGTCCCGCCGGGAGGTCCTTGATGAGGTCGGAGGATGTCCCGAATTCCTCGCTCGCGCGTTCGTGCGCCTTTTCCGCCCATTCCTCGCGTTTTTCGAGTTTCTTTTCCAGTCGTTCTCTTCTTGTCATGTTGTTTCCCCTTGTGGTGGTAAATTTCGGTAAATGTCGTGTGGTGTTTTGGTTCGTATTTCTGCCCGCATTGATGCGGGTTTCGGTGTGTTTGGTAAGCGGTCGGGATGTGTTCGGACGCTCCCTGAAAGCAAGCCGTTTTCAGGTCAATTTGAGCAATTCACCGTCGTGGAGCGGCTTTCCCTCGTCGAGCTGTTCCTGCACGCAGGCGGGCGTGTAGTCGAGCGCGGCCAGTATGGCAATCATTACCGCGCGTTCGCGCAGCCACTCCGGCCTGACAAGGAGCTCGATTGCCTGCTCAAGCTCGGCATCCGAGAATTTCGAGTAGTCGTCCATGTTTCCTTTCCTGTTGTGTGGGTTATTGTCTCGGCGGGTTTTTCCGAAGCGAAACACCCGTCACTCGGCGAATGTAAAACATTTCCGCGATTCGGTCCTCGATTCTCAAGCCGTATCGGGCCGTGATTTCCCGGTCGGTGAGGTTTGTCGTTACAATGGTGAGCACTCCGTATTTGAGGAACGCCCGGTAGCGCATGTCAAGCACGGTCGCCATGATGTCTGCGGTCTCGCCGAAGTTCCGCACGGTGTCCCGGGAGCCGATTTCGTCGATGACGATGTTGTGAGGCTCTTCGTAGTAGTCGTAGCCGGTGAGGACGTGTTTCTCTAACAGGTCGAGATTTCCCTCGCAGTCCTTGTAGTCGGACGCGAAGTTTTCCGGGATCAGGACGGGCATCTTGAAGATCGCGGCGAGGCATTCGACGCCGAGGGTCTTTCCGATGCCGCACTCGCCTTTTAGCATGAGCCCCTTGCGGGCCGTGCCGTCCATGAGCAGGGCCCCATAGGAGCAGATCGCCTTGAAGACTTCCTGATTCGTCTCGACATAGCCGAGGTTCAGCAGGCGTTCCCGGATTGCGGCCATGCTCTTTTTCGTCGGCGACACGCTCTTCTCGCGCATGGTCGCCGCCTTGATTCGTTCTTCGTCCGGTATCAGTCGTGTGAGTTTAAGCATTCTCCGTTTCCCATTCCGCCTTTCCCGTTCCGCTTTCATCCGGCGCGAAGCCGTACTCGTGCAGGACGTTCGAGGCATGGTTCTGTTTTTCGTATTTCTCCCATAGCCGAATCCCGGCTTTCCAGTCTTTCATCGGCTGCCGAGATTTCCCGCATACCCACCCGACGCGCTCGTAATGGTCGACGAACGCCTGCGGGTCGATGTTGTTTCCGCGTTCGCGGCAGTATGCGGCGACCTCTTCGACGGTCGGCTTGACAAAGACTTTCCGTTTCGGTTTCTCCATCTCCCCCTGGGGGGGAATACTCTCTTTAGAGAGTAGGGGGGGATATATATTCTTTTCTTCTTGTTTGTGGCCTTCGGTCGGCCCTTGGTTGGCCTTTTGTTGGCCTTTTGTCGGCCCTTGGTCGGCCCTCTTGTTTTGAAAATCGGCGTTAATGCGCTGAAAATCAAATTGTTCCGGCTGGCCGTTTTTGTCCGTTTTCTGCAACTGGTAATCTGCCCAGTTATTGACGATTACGATTGTGCAGTGGTTGTTCGTCCGGGTCGTGATCTCGCCTGTTTCCGTCAGCCTGGAAAGCACGGTGCGGGTCTGCTTTTCCGTCAAGCCGAGGACGCCTGCGAGTTTTGCGCGGGACGTGACGAACGACCCGGCGGGCAAAGTCTGACCGTGCCACCGTGTCTCGTCCGAGCCGCACATCATGAGAATGGAGAGAAACGCCTTGACCATGACGGCGTCGTCCCACCATTCCCATGACATGAGGGAGCGGTGTATTTTGATCCACCCGCCCTGCATCATCACTCCTTGACGAGCGAGCGGGTCGGTTTTGCGCGGGAGATGAGGTCGGCGATTTCAGTTTCCGCCCGTTTCTTCGCGTCGGTCTTCGTGAGTTTGATCCCCTCGGCCTTGGCGAGTACGAGGAACTTCTCGACCATGATGTCTATGATGCCGGTCACGGACACCTTGAGGGCGGACGAGAACTCGACCGGGGTAATGAGGTAGGAGAGCCGCTGAATGAGCCCTGCCGTGTCCTTGATCTCTCTGTTTCCGGGTTTCTCTTTGAACTTCCACCCGCCGAGGCTGCCGTTTTCCTCGACATACCTCTCGACCGCTTCTTTGATCTCTTTCAGGAAACGTTCGACGACCTTGCTCTTCTCCCAGTATTCGAGCAGCGTTGCCGGATCGGAGAGATCGCGCTGCTGCGCCGCGTCGAGCGCGGAGAACTGCGCACGGAACGCCGGGCAGGTCGACTTTGCGAGGCAGTAGCGGCAGCAGTCGCCCGCGTGGAGCACGAGGTAGTCGGTGTTCTTCGCCGCCTCGATGACGCGGGAGATGTTGTGCAGGATCGCTTCCGGCTTTGTGAACGTGTACGACGTGACGGAATGAATGCGCGGCTGAAAGACGATGACCTCGACGGAGCGGATGTTGAACCGCTGCATCACGCCGAGCGCGTAGGCCGCGAGTTGGAGGTTGCGGTTTGCGTCGGTGACTGGCGTTCTTCCAAATTTCCAGTCAATGACAACGGCGTGATCCTCGAACAGCAGGACGACGTCCGCCGTGCCGAATGTGAGCGGCTTCTCGCCGTCGCGGATCGTGAGCCGGACTTCCTGCATAATTTCTTTCATGCCCGCTTCCTTTTTGCTTTCGAGGAATTCGAGGCACTTGCAGACGAGGCTTTCCTGCTCGGTGGTGAGGCCGGAGAGATCGCGCGTTACGATGCGTTCGTGCAGCATGGTCCCCTCGTCGGCCTCCGGCGTCTTGACCTCCGGGAGCCCGTCCTGCATCCGTGCGGAGCCGGGGCATTCCTTGAGCTGTTGCAGGCGGGAGGGCGAATACTGGTGATGCCCGGTTTCCGGGACGATTTCCGCCTCGATGACGGTTTCGGTTGTATCAGTCATGTGTACTCCTTGTGGTGTTGTGGGGCGCGGGTGCGCCCCCAGGATGTGGTGTTTTGATTACATGTCGAGCTCGCCGTCGACGAATGCGGCGGCAGACTGCGCGGGTGCGGCGTTGGTTCCGGGTGCGGGATGCTTCGGCTGCTCCGCGTCCTTTTCGAGCGGGCTTTCAACCGTCACTTTCGCGGTGATCGGCACGTCGTCGGTGGCGTCGCCCTCGGAGACGTTGTTGCCGGTGACTTCCTCGTAGAGCCAGGCATAAGCCTTTCTCGTAGCTTTTCCGAGGATGCCGTCGACGCCCATGCCCTTATTGATGCGGACCGCAAACGGAATGTCCTTTGCCTGGGTCTTGCCGTTGTAGGTCCACTCAATGTGCATCACGACCGCCGCTCCGCTGCCGTCCTTGGAGATTTGCGGGAGGCCGGGCGTGACGTTCTTCGAGAGGCCGTAGATGTCGCGGAGTTTGTGCTTGAGGCCATTTTTCGTGAGGTAGAACCTCCCCGAAATGATGTTGAATTCGTTGCCGCAGACAGAGACGCCGTTCACTGCCGCCTCAATGATCGCGTTGCGGACGACGTCGACGTCGTAGTCGTAGCCCCGGGTCTTTTCGTCCGTCATAAATCCGATTGCGCTGTTCTTCAACGCCATGATCGGACCCATGACCTGCGGCGTGAGCAGGTCTTTCAGCTCGGCCATGCACGCGCCGAGGCAGAACATCTTCTTGAACTGCGACGTCATCGCCTGGGCGAGGATGCCCTGCTCGGTCGCCTTGTCAAGCGCGGAGATCACGTTCTCGCTGACGGCAATCTTCATTTCCGGCACGGGTGCGGGCACGTTCGCGGGCGCGGCCTTGGTTGTGGTGTTGGTGGTGGTTGCGGGTTTCGTGGTGTTTTCGTTCATCGCTGAACTCCTTTCCTTGTGGTGGTTTATTGTACGCCGTTGGTGGCGATGAGTTCGACTTCGTTGCGGTCGTAGCGCATACTCTTCGCGCTGTAACGGACCGGATGCAGGATGCCTTTCTTGGTCCAGTGAAACAGCGTCATGCGGGTGATCCCGCCGAGGATGCGGCACGCTTCTTTCGAGGTGATGAGGTCGCGCTTCTGCGGTTTCTTGCAGGCGGCGACGATACGCTCGACGGTTGCGTCGTCCGTTTCGGGGTCGGATGCGGCAAGCATCCGAATGCTCGTAATAGTTGCTTGTAACATTTCGCTCTCCTTGTATATTTTGTTTCGTGGTTTACCAAATTGAACTACCGCACTAATCAATATAGCATAGAGTTTGGTAAATGCAAGTCAAATTCAAAAGAAAATCGTGATTTTTTATCAAAAAAGCGTAATAACGGGTTGTATAAAAGGGTAAATTGAGGTAAATTAACGAATCCCAAAACACCACACAAGGAGGACAAATGCGAGTAGATCAACACATCATCACGGCGATAGACCAGTATTTGCAGGCAAATCGGCTCACGCAAAAAGAATTCGCGCGGCGGCTCGGCGTCTGCGAGGCGACGGTCGTCAAATGGCATCGGGCGGGGAACGGCATCTCGAACGTTCACTGGCGGATCATCTATCCCCTCATCAAACGGTATCTGCCGCAGAATCGAATCTTTATCACGAACGCGGGCGAGGAGGAATATTCGAGCCTGACAGGCGAGCACGAGATCGACCCGAAGTATCAGCCGTCGTTCGTGCCGTTGCTGAACACCGACAAGCTCAAAAAATACAATCCGATAGTCGGTATAGAGCAGTTTGCGCAGACGGAAAACCTCGACCGCGTAGCGTACCGGCCAAAGGTCGCGGGCGTGGGCGGGATATTCCGGTATGATCTCGAATGCGCCTCAAATGGCGTTCCTGCGGGCGCGTTGCTGTATGTGTCGTCCGAGGCGAAGCCGAAGAACGGATCGCTGATCCTGGCCGTCGCCACAAATGGCGTCGTCACGCTCGGCACGTTCAGCGCGACCGGCACGGTCTTTGAGCTGATCGTGGACGGGAAGAAGATGTCCGGCAGACTTGATTCAATCAGGACGCTGTTCAGCGGCTTTTTCCCGGTCATTAGTTACGAGGTTATCTGCTTTTAACCGTTGCCATGCTGTAAGCAGGGCGGCCAGTTCGGAATCGGTCGCCGTTTCGATGATCTTGCGCAGATCGTCCCGGGCAGGATTCGCCGCCTCGTCGCGGCGCGGAATGTCGAGCGCGGCTGCCGCCCTGCGTGCCGTTTCCTCGGAGACGTGCTGATAATGTTCGGTCATCGCCGGGCTTGCGTGGCCCATGTTGTCTTGTATCACGGACTGCGGCGTTCCCTTTTCGGCGTGGACCGTTGCGTAGGTGTGCCGCAGAGAATGAAAGCCGACCTCGACCGCCCGGCGGCTGTTCCCGACGTCGGATGTCGTTTCGATTCCGCATCCGGTGAGAAAAGCCTGAATCTCCCGGCTGATATTGGTCTGTTCCGAGCGTGATTTGAGGTAGCGTTGAGCGTATGTCGGGCAGACGTAGCCGGTCTTCTTCTCGGCTGCCGCGAGCAGGCGGGCGAGAGACGGCGAGATGCCGATTATAACCGGGTCCGTCCGGCGTTTGATCTTCCGCTGAATGCGGCGGATCACTCCGGCCTCAAGGTCGACCTCTACCCAACGCAGGGTGCAGCAGTCGCCCAGGCGGAGCCCGGTATAATACCCTATCCAAAAAAGGCGTTTCAGCTCGCCGCACGATGTGAAAAGGACGTCGTTCAGCTCCTTGTTGGAGAGTTCGCGGCGGCTGTGCGTTTGCTCGCGGCGTTTGGCAATCTCCGCGAAAGGATTCTCGGTTATGCGTGCCTGTTTGGAGAGGACCCGGAAAAACATGCGGAAAAAGACGATGCGTTTATTGTAGGTGTTCGCGCTGATCTTCCGCCGCCCGAAGTCGGTCATGTACTGCCCGGCGACTGTCTCGGTGATGTCGCGCAGGAACCGTGCCCCGGGCATATTCTCGCGGACCCAGGCGAAAAGCTCCTGCCAGTTGCTTTCGTGCTGCCGCATGGTGTCCTCTCCGCACTCCGGTCGGTTGGCGGCCTGCTCGAACGTCCGCCATGCGTCGGAGATGGTGAGCGGCGGGTTTGCGTCGTCCGCCTCTGTCTCAAGGCGCGTTTCGAGACGCCCGAGTTCCGCGCGGAGGCTGTCGACCTTGGTCTGCGTGATGACCGGCGTGCGGAGGCGTGCCTGTTCCGCCTTGGCGTCATCGAGGGTCGCGGCTTCCAGGCGGACCCGGACGCGCCGCCCCTCGTCGTTCCGGTAGGCAAGCCAAAACCGCCCGGGGACCTTTGATGTCGCCGGATGTTCGCGGCCCGCTGCATCCCTCTTGTAGAGATACCCGAAGCCTTTTTTTTCCTTTTTTTTCGTCTTTGCCATAGTTTTTCCTTGAATTTACGTTTACATGTTTTATATTACCTATACAAAAATATACACAAAACATGAGAAAAGTCAAGTTTAACACACAAATACACCACAAAAAACGCGAAAATGAGGTTAAAGTAACAGACTTAAAATCTGTCGGATATTCCGTGCGGGTTCGAGTCCCGCCCCGGGCACTTTTACCTGAAAAACGGCGGGACTTGAACGAAAACGGGAAATGCTGGAGATTTACCAAATTATAAAGTTTTATATGTTCTTTACATGTGGTTCGGCGCAGTTTGACCCACAAATACACCACAAGCCACGGGAGCAAAAAAAGCCCGCCGAGATCACCACGAACTCGACAGGCAGATGCACCACAAGGAGAGGTGCAAATTTACTATACATCCAAATCGCAGATTTTCAAGCCGATAGACAAAAAAAAGCCCCGGCGATGCCGGGGACATGTGGTTTGCGGGAGGTTCACGCGGTCGGACGCTTCCAACGGGCGGCGGCGGCCTTTTTCGCACGCTCGCGGCGTTCGTCCTGGGACAGCGCCTTTGATGCCTTTTTCAGGTTCGCCCGGGCGGCGGCTTTCCGTTTCTCGGAATTCACGCGAGGCCCGGAGGATTTCTTCGCGCCGTCCTTGTAGCCCTTTTCGATTTCATCAATCCAGGATTCGGCGGCGGTGATTTGTGCCGACATGTTCGTCGCTATGTCCTCGTCGAACGCGGCGACGTCCTGCGCGGTGAAGCGGAGGTCCTGCATGATGAGGCGGAGCTGTTCGTAGGCAGGGGTCTTTTTCTTCATAGATCGTCTCCTTGTGGTTCAGTTGTAGCTCGGTTTGGTTTGCCGGGTATTCGCAACAAAGGTTTTATTGCTCGATTTGAGCTTGATTTCTCCGAGGTTTTCCCAGTCTCCGTTCCGCCATATCTTGGTAATGAAGCCCCTCGCATTGTGCTCGCGCATGGCCTTTTTTGCCTCGTTCAGGTTTGTGAATTCTTCCTGATAATCGGTCTCACGATTGATGACTGTGTATAGCTTCATTTCGTTTCTCCTTGTGGTGTTGGTTGTGGTGTTTTGTTGCTCTTGCGAGCTTCTGAAAATAATATACACCCAAATACAAGCATTTGCAAGCATAAAACGCAAAAAAAACGAAAAAAAGTTTGTTTTGAGCTCAAAAAAAGCCCGCCCCCTTGTAATGAGACTACAAGGGAACGGGTGAGGACGGGTCGTTGTTACTTACTGGGCGGAGACGGTTGCGCCGTAGATGAAAGCGTTGCCGCGCGTCGGGTCTGCTTTGCAGTTGAAAGTCAGGGTGGCGGCGTTCGGATCGTTGCCCTCGCCGGGAGCGAACGAGAGGCCGGGATTCAGGTATGCGTTGTCAAACTGAATGATCGAGGCCGTCGCGTCCGTGCCGCCGGTAATCGGGACCATTGTGATGACTTTCTTGTTGCCGGAGGCGAGCACGTTGTCTCCCTTTTTCAGGGCTTCGAGCAGCGGCATCGCGGCGTCGATGTTGCGCGTGCGGATCGTGAGGGTGACGTCGTTCTTCGTGATGATCTTCGCGTAGATTTCCGTGCCGCCCTCGTAGAGGGTGATGTCCGCCGTTTCGACGTCCGGCTCTGCGCTCGGCGCTCCTGCCAGGGGAGCCATGCTCGTGCTGCCGACGCTGACGAGGTACGGAAACTTCTTGATTTTGCCGATGAGGGTGTTGATTTCTTCAGTTGAAAGGGTAGACATAATGACCTCCAAAGTTTAGTTGTTCGTTACTGCCTATCGTGTCAACACGTCGACGGACAAATTGACCGAAACCGCATACATGAGCTTGCCTTTGTCGTCCATGGTGTAAGGCGCGTTGAATCCGCCCTCGCTGTGAATGGAGCGGATGTCGAAATGCTCGGTCTGCTCGCCGTAGACCGGCACGAAACCGCAGGCGGAGACGAGCTGCCACGCCTCGTCCCGGTTGCGATACTTTCCGATAATCTGCACGGACATAACCGGGAGCGAAAAGTCGTTGTTCTCCGGGCTGTTCGAGATGAGCACGGCAGCGCCGGTTTCGACGCCCTCGGGAATCTGCCCCCGGAAAATGTTGTTGTCGACGACGAGGCCGAGTTTTCCGGCGAAGTATTCGGTCAGTTCTCGTTCGAGTTGCGGGATGTTCAGGATCATATTTTGTTTGCCTTGTTGAGCGCCGCCCAAATAATCTTGTTGATGTTTTCCCTGTTATCCAGTATGGCGCGGGTGATGTATTTCGGCCCGACGGTGACACCGACTTTCTGCTGCTTGGCGAGAGAGTTCGGCCCGAGGTTGTACTCCGTTTCGTGCATCTTCACGGCATAGTGTGAGGCGGGCGAGTTGACCGGGATGTAGACGGTGGCCGCGTAGGACTTCTCGAACGTCTCAACGTCGCCGGTCACGGATGCGGTGAGGAATCCCTCCTTGAGCGGGGTCCTGCGTTTCGTCTCCTTGATGCAGAGATTTCGGATCGCCTGCATGGCCGCTACGGCCTGGTTTTTGTGCCGCATAAGTTGGCGAGCCGTGCCTGCTCCGAGATCGCGCGTCGTGAATCTGAATTGCAGTTTCGGCATGGTTACGCTCCTGCGACGGTGAGGCGGTAGCCCAGGCGTTTTCCGGTGTGATCCTGATAATACTTGATGCCGGTCACGTCATACTCAACGCCGCCGACGGAGATGCGGGCGGGGAGCTGCGGATCGTTCGGGAGCGGAGCCACGAGGAAGACGTGCGCATAAACGAGCCGCCCGGTTTCATCCCGTCCGAGCAGGTGATTTTTCATCTCGAAGACGCGGCAGGATGTGGCCTGCCATTCCTGAAAGCCGTCGTGGATATACGGCGACCTTTGCAGCAGGCTTGCCTCGGTCTTCGCTATGCGCTCAATGAGAAACATTTTCTGCGGCTTCCTTTTCCTTGACTTTTTCCATGATGAGCTCGATTTGCTCCTGGTCGAGATCGCCCCGAGCTTCGAGATACTGCCGGATGTGCTCCGGCTTGCGGACTTCAAAACTCATGCACTGGCCGTTTTTGGCGATTTCGACGGCACGCATGAGACAGGCGTTTTTTACGTTGAATCTACAATGTGCGGCATAACAGACGGTGATGCCGGTCAACGTCAAAATTTCGGCGGGTTCCGGTGCGCCTGCGTCGATTTGTTCTTCGTTCGTCATGTGGCGGGTTTCCTTGTGTGGTTTACCATGCCGGGCATGTCAATTTCGCCCCCCGTCAGCGGATGCCGACGGGGAGACGGTGCGCCGGTCATTCTGCGGCGGTTTCAGGCGTCGCGGCGGGTTCCTCTGCGGCCTTGGTTTCCTCTTCCTCGGCGTCGTTGCCGGGCGGATAGTTGCCGTTGATGCTGATGAGGTCGGATGCGGACGCGCCCGCCTTGACGGCGTCCACAAAATACCCGTTGACCTGTTGCCCAATGCGGATTTTCAGTTTCGAGCCGGTCTTCACGTCTGCGGTCGCCTGCTCCTGCCCGCCCTCAACGTCGGAGGCAAGTTCGATTTCGATGTTGTCGCGGGCCGCGAGCGTCAGTTGCTCGCCGTAAATGAAACTCACGTCGGCGCTCATGTGCTCCGGGTCAAAACCGGCCCGCAGGCCGAAACCTTTTCCGAAGACGACCGCGTTGTGTCCGCAGGCGGTTAGCCCGAAGATCGCGGCAAGGTTGAAGAAGACGAAAAGCAGGGTCCTTTTCGGGTGTTTCATGGTGGTGATCTCCTATCTTGGAAGTTTGTTATAGTATGCGAGCTCGCGGTCAAAGAACCTGATCTCGCAGTGGTTCTGCTTCATCTTGTCGAAGAAGACGCCGTCCTCGCATCTGCGCGGGCCGTCGGTGTAGTAGATTTTCAACTCGCGCATCACGTCCAGGCGCGTGATGAAGTTCGCCCAGTCGATATGCCCGACCGGGTACTGATCCATGACGGACGGGTTGCCGAGTTCCGGGCGACCGGCAATCTTGAAGACGAGGGCATCTGCGTCGCCGCACGCCTCGCAGACGTCGAGGAAGTTCGGATGCAGCAGATTGTCGTCGTCGAGGACATAGACGTATTCGTCGCCCCTGCCGACGAGCGACAGGGCGGCATCCATGCCCGCCGTGCATTGTGTATCGTGCGGCTGCTTCATGTCGACAAATTCGAGGACGGTTTGAGCGTCGCAAAAACCGGCGAAGTCGTCGCGCCAGGCTCCGTGCGTCAGGTCAGCCAAAATGAGGTGTGTGTAGGTGTGCTCCGAGCCCGCGAACACCTCGCGGATGTTCTGCCGGATGCGGTCGAGGTTGGCAGGTGAGAAACAGCGCGTGAGGAAGATAAACCGCATGTGCGCTCCTTATTTCTTGATGAGTTCCTTGATCCCGAGAAGAATCGCGCCGAGGATCGTCGTTGCCAGGGCGGCGATGATCGTCTTGCGGATTGTTTTCTTCCCCTCGCGGAGGGCGTCGGCAAACTCTTTCAGGGTGGCGGCGGTGGCAGCGTCTATGCCGTTGGGGCATCCTTGCGGATTCTGCGCTAAAACCTCCCGGAAGAGGGCGGCGATTTCCTGTTTATCCTTGTCATTCATCGCGTAGTTTCCCCTCGCAGTATGCCCGGTAGCCGAAAAACTCGCAGAGGATCGCGGCGGCCACGCCGTAGAAAACAAGAATCGGGCGACGGTCGAAGAAAGCCTGCTTGCCGATGTTCACGGCGAGACGGAAGTTTGCGTCGGTGAACAGCCCCTTTGATTTGACATCACGGGAAAACTCCCAGTCATGCACGAGCGCGGCGGCCTCGAAAGGCCGTAGCAGCGCGGACACGGCACGACGCGCCCAGGTCGGCCAATGCTCGGGACCGACGCCGTTGTATGCACGTTTGAGCTCGTCGAGCGGGACCGTCCAAAACTCGGGCGGAGCCGCGTATTTCAGCTCAATGCACGTTGCGCGGAGGTATTCAACTGTCATTCTTCCTCTTCCTCGTCTTCGGGTATGAATTTGAAGTAGTCGTCAATTTGCCGGATCGTCGTTCGGAACTTATGCGGCAGGCCGCGTTTGTCGAGTTCGGCTTCTATCTTGCCGATTTGGTCAATAAGAACGTCCGAACTCGAATTGACGACCTGCTTTTTCTCTTCGCCGACGCGGACGAATTGCAGTTTGACGTAAAACGTGCCTTTCTTCTTCGTCGAGGGAAGAATCTGCCACCCGAGCACAATAATCGGCACGTTCAAGATCGTGGTGATCTTGACCTTGTCGCCGCCCAAAAACTTTGAGCACGGCAGCAGATCAGAAATGCTCGGGATGTCCGACATTACGAGAAAAGCTCCGCCCAGTTGCGGTCGTTATGCAGGAGGTTCATTGAGATCATCGAAAAGATTTTCGTGTACTCGTCGATGTCGGCTTTGGACATGCCTTTCGATTCCGCGAGTTCAAGCATGTATTCTGCCGGGAAGCTCGCGGGGAGCGTTGATTTGTCGACATTGATTTTCGCGCAGGCTGCGGTGACGGCGTCCTTGAATTCCTGTTTGATCGCGTTGAAGCGAGCCTCGGCGAGGTTGATCTCGCCCGCGTATTTCGGGAACTCGCTGCGAATGGTCTGCCGGTACTCTTCCCAGGCGTGATCGTCCTTGAGTTCATTCTGCATCTCGGTCGAGCCGTAGAAGAAGCGGCGCAGATCGCTCCAGGATTGCAGCACGCATTTGTCGTAGTTGGAGATGTCCTGCCCCCGGAACGGGACTTTTGCCGGGACAAAGGAGAACGACGTGCCGCCGTCCTCGCGCTCTTCCTCTTCGATGAAAGCGGGGATCGTGAGGATGTTCCCCTCGCGTGTGATCGTCGGCTGCTCGATGGCGTTGTCAAACTGGAAGTAGCGGTGCAGGTGTTTTGAGAGATTCGGGTTGTTCATTTGATGCCTCCAAATTGTAAATGGATTCTGTGAAGAGTGAAAACCAAAGTCGCAGGCCGCGAGGCATCCGTTTCAACATGCCCCAATACGAATCCAACGGCTTTCGGTTGTGCGGCGTCTTGTTGCGCTTGAAACGTGCAGCAGCACGGCGGAAACGACGCTCCGTTTTCTTTCGGAGCACCATTTTCTTTCGGCCTATAACATAGCCTAAAAAGTCAATGCCGAAGCGGTCAATGGGAAAAATCTGCTCGTTCGGCTTGATGTCAAGGCCGATGCTGTCGAAATACTCGTGCGCGTATGCGGACAGGGCTTTGAGGCGTTCCTTGGCGTCCTCGCCGGTCGCCACGACAACGATGTCGTCGAGGTATCGGAAATAGCCTTTGAAGCGGAATTTTTCCTTGATCGCATGATCGAATTCGGAAACAAGCAGATTCGCAAAGAGCGGCGAAATGGGGTTGCCAATCGGAATGCCCGGAGAATGGGAATCCACAATGCGCGTCAGCAGCCGGACGCATTTCTGCTCCTTGACTGCGGCCATGATCGCCACGAAAAGCGGGTAATGCTTTATGGACTGGTAGAACTTGCGGAGATCAATTTTCCAGACGTAGACGATTTCGCCGTCCGGGATAGCGAGGATGAACGAAACGAGGCGGTCGATGCCGTCGTCCGTGCCGCGCTTCTTGATGCTCGCGTAGGTGTCGCGGATGAGCTTCTTTTCGATGCGTTTGCCGAGCGTCCGGAGGATCGCGTGCTGCACGATGCTGTCCTCGTGCGCCGGTGAATAGAAAATCTCGCGGCGCTTCCCGCGCTCGATGCGCGTCATGCAGTTGTACGGGTGCATCCGCCATGTTTCGGCGACAAGACGCTCGTGCAGGTCGAGCAGGTTTTCTTCGAGGTTCTGCTCGAAACGGATTGCGCCTTTCCTGCGATTCGGCCTGCGCGATTTTTTCGCCTCGATGTGGGCTTCGCGCAGGTTCTCGATGCTCGAAAGTTCGTTGAAGATGTAGCCAATCCGTTTCATGTTCAGTTTGTGTTGTTTTGTGCGGAAGGATGCCCCACTCGTTCAAGCACGTTACTAAAGTGTTAATGGGCTGAAATCCATTCACCTGTAAAGCCGGTGCAGAAAGACGAAATCCTATGTTTTACTTCCTTAGTCAGCCGCGCCCCGATGTTGGCGTTCACGTTCCCGAGGGAGTTGTTGACGTTGAAGTAGCCCACGCCCGCGTTGCCCGTGTTGTTCACGTTCCCGCCGACAATAAGCACGCAAGCACCCGGAGACGACAGCAGATTCCGTTTCCTGCCCCGTCATCCCTCCGCTTTTCGGCGGAGGAATGCCGGGGATTACTTGTTTTCGGTTCCTTGTTTTCGGTTTCTGTTCACTATGCGGCTTCCGACCCCTGCGCCCGCTGTGCCCTTGCGGTTGCGTTTGCAGTCCCCTCGTCCGCCCGCGCAGTCAGCCGCGCCCCGAGGGAGGCGTGCACGAACCCGAGGGAGGAGTAGACGGAGAAGTAGCCCACGCCCGCGTAGCCCGTGTTGCGCACGGACCCGCCGACAAGAAGCACGCAAGCACCCGGAGAGGCGTTGTTGTACACATAGTCGCCGTGATACGTCGTTGCAGAGCCGCCGATTGTGATTGCAAGGTAGGTGAACTCGTCGTAGGTCTTGAGATAGCCTTCGGCCTTCGGCCACGGGTGGCTTACCCATGCGATAGAATCGCCGGTATAGCCGCGCGTCGGGAAGACCTCGCCGTACTGGCCTGCGCCCTTGTTGGAATCGAGTTTGATGTAGAGATCGTAGTCGTTGGTACACCAATATCCGCTGTCGGTGTAGTCGACGGTGTAGGCGGAAACCGTGCGGGCGTCGGTCGCGGACTTGTCCGATGCGGTGTAGACCACGGCGTTTGCGGCGGGCGCGTATGCGGCGGTGTAGAGGATGTCCGTTCCAGACTTCCAGGCATAGGCCGTGGTCCCGTTGTTGCCCGCCCAATAGCGATACCAAACGGAATTGTCGGAGAGGGTGATCGTGTCCTTGTCGTTCGCCTGGTATTTCTGCGAACCGTCGACGAATTCCCAAATCTCGCCCCAAATCTGCTCAAGGCCGCGCCACGAGAACGAGACAACATGACTGGTGTTTGCGCGCCAAATGGACGCGCCGCCGGTTCCCATGTGGAGGAAGTCGTAGTCGAGGCCGGTCACGTTCGTAATGCTGCCTTTTTCGGTCGTCAGGGTCTTGTCGGTGTACGCCTTGTCGCCGAACGCGGGAATCGCGGTTGCGCCGCTGCCGGAGGCCGCAACATAGACGGTCGGAACATCGAACTTGGTGTAGATCGTCTCGGATTCATGCACCCAGGCTTTGCCGCCGTCGTCCGCCGTGACGTCGCGGGTGTAGACGGTGTCGCCAACGGTGATCGTCGAGACTTCCTCATCGGCGAGGATTTCGGGCTTGATCGCCGACCCGCCGTTGTAAGTGACGGTGGAGTTTCCGAACCGGGCGGAGCGTCCGGTCTTGCGGACCGCCGCGTAATTCCAGGCGGAGCAATTGACAAGCCCCTCGGAGATCGCGGCCTGCGAGTTGATGTTTCCGGCGTCGATTTCAACGAGCAATTCGAGGGCTTCGCGGAATTGCAGCGAGGCGAGATGCGCGTTGTTGTTCGCCGCGTTGATACGGAAGTTCGGCTGCGAAACGTTCGTCGACGGGCGGTAGCCCTGAATGGAACGGAAGCGGTCGGTCGCGGCGCGCGCGGCAGGTGTACCGTCGGCGCTCTGCTCTTTCGGCACGCCGTCGGCGTCGCAGAGGACGCCCGCGTACAGCGCGACGTACTGATCGGAGGCATCGCTGCCGCCCGCGTAGAACGCGGCGACGGTCTTGCCGGAATCGGTCGAGGCCGCGCTGTTTGTGTAGATCGTGTCGCCGACCTGCGGCGTCGGGGACTTGGTGTAATACTTGGTCGCGCCGGTCTTCCAGGCATAGCCGGTCGTGCCGTTGTCGTGCGTCGCCATGCGCTCCAAAACGGTATCGTCGGACATCACGAGGATAGAGCCGCCGTCGTAGAAGAACGGGTGGATAGCCGCGCCGATGAAAGGCTCATGCGAAACGAGTTTCACGGTGTGATGATGAACGACCTCGGAAACGGTCACGTCGTAATTGTCGATGCGGTAATAGAACTTCGGCCACCGCTCCATGAAGTCTACGAGATACTTCTGCCCGCCCTCGACCCAGAAACCGCGCTTTTCCTGTTCGGAAAGAGCCGTGCCGTCGCTTTTCCGCGTGTAGTCGGAGATGTCGAGGGAGCAGACGTCGACGCCGCGCTCAAGGTCGCGCAAAACGGCATGGAAAGCGTGTGCGGGCGTCTGCGCGAAACTGTCGACGGCGTGATAGCGGAGGGCGGTGTTTGCTCCGGCGTAGTCGTAGGAGTGATTGAGGATAACCTTTGTCCGGGTGGTCGCGGAACTGTAATTGTCGACGTCCACGCCGTAGACGTAGGCGTTTTCGGAGGACTGGACGGCAAGCGGGATGCCGCCGACGGTCTCGCCGTCACCGACAAAGGGGATTTTCAGGTCGGTGTCGAAAACGAAAGTCCCTTTTCCGAGGACGGTCTGCTGCCGGACCTCGGAGGACATCGGCGTTGCCTTGTCCTTGAGGCGCTTTGCGTGCAGGATATAGTCGTTTCTGATGCTCATGGTTCACCTCATTCAATGACAACGCTCTTCGGGAACGTGTCCGGGGAATCGTAGTTGGTGAGGTTTGCACGGTTTTCCCATGCGCCGTAGGCGACCTCGTTCACGGAAACTTCGCGTCCGTTCACGATAGAAACGTGCGTGCGGTGTACGCAGGTGACGTCGCGGTTGAGGTAGCGGGTGTAGATGTACCCGGTGTCCTCCTGCGTTGCGTCGGTCTCGTACTCGACTGCGGGCTTGACGAGGTAATCGGGCTCAAGCTCGGTGTGCCCCCAAACGTCAACTTTTGTCGGCATATCAATCTCCTGTGTGATTTTGATTGCGTCCGACCATGTTTCCGTTTCCTCGACGCGGAGGCGGATATAGCGGTCGGCACTGGTTCTTGTGGAATGCCAATCGGTGGAACCGTCGGCGGAATACTGAAACTCAATGTCTGCGTCCTGCATTGCAGCAATCGCGGCGGCGGAAATGTCGGTCGAGTTCTGCGAGATCGCGAGGATGCGGTTTCGGACGGTAAATCCCTTGACTTGCAGGATGAAGACGACGTCGCCGGATGAATCGTAGCCGCAAAGTTCGCCGTGAATCGTGACGCTCTCGTTCGTGCCGATGAGGGCGGCGAGGGCGGCGGAGCTCATGTCGGAAATCGGGATAGTGACCTGCGTGTAGGTGTGGGTCGAGCCATTGATTGTTTCCGAGACAGATGATGCGGCGATTGAGCCGTTGTCCGCGACGACCTTATATTCGGTCGCGCTGTCGAAGTCGTTGTCCATGACGAAAGACCAGGACGAGACGGCGGACGAGTTGATTTTCGAGAGCGGGTAGGCGGTTTCGCCGTCCTGATTCGCGAACAGGCGCATTTTCAGGTTCGCGGAAGCGCCACGCACGAGCGTCGGCGCGGCAAGGTTCTTGGCGTTGAGGTAGTCGCGAACCGTTCCGAGCGTCGTATTTGCGGCGACGTAAAAGATAATATCCTGCATGTTGTTGTCCTCCGAGGTTTACGTTAATGCGGATTTTGTCAATATGTCATGATGCGGACGGGTTCTTTGCGTAGAAAACGCAGCCCTTGAAAATCGAGGCGTTGCTATGCGAAACTCTCCACCAAACTTTAGCTCCGCCCTGAACGGGGATTGCAATGGCGGAGCCGACGCGAATATCCGGAGCCGGAGAAGAGAAACCGACCGTCCTTGTGTCGCCCTCTTCAATTTCAATCTCGATTTCCGTGTATGTGGATGAGCCGTCCGCCTCGGCGACCTTGAAAGCCGCCCCGTTCACCATGAGATGTGCGGAGCCGCTGAAACTGCCGTCGCTGACCTTGGAAATACGCGCAAACGCATACAGCCACCCGCCGCCGGTCGGGACAGTATAGGCATCCGTAGACGGTGTAAATTCCCCTGAACCGCTTACATCCTCGGTCTCCGTGACATCATAATCCGCGCCGCCGATGTCGAGGTGTGAAACCGGTCCGATATTGCCGCCGGAGCCGCTGTACGACCAGTCAGGCACGAAACCGTCGCCGCCGGAACTGCCCGACCCGTTGATAACAACTTCTCCGTTGGCGTTGACGGTGATCGAAACCGAGCCGCTGCCGACGAATTTCACCGAGCCGCTGCCCCCGGTCAAAGAGACGGTCGCCGTCCCTCCGGAAACGGCAGACGTGATTCCGGTCGCGCCGCCCTGGAACGTGCCGCACTTGTAAAGCGGGACAGCGTCGGACCACTGCTCGCCGTCGACATAAAGCCGGATGCAGTCGCTCGCGTGCTGCCCGTCGTCAAGAATGGAGATACGGAGCCACCCGGCACAATTCGGCGTCCATTCGAGTTCATTTGAGAGGTCGTAGTAGTAATGGCCGCTGCCCGAAACGGGCGCAAAACGGACGAGAACAGCCGCAGAGGCATAATATTTAATCGGCTTATTCGCCGGAACCGGCAGAAAATAGGTGATGCCGAGTTTCGGGTTTTGCGGCATGGTCGACGGTCCGGGGACGGAATCGCCCTCTTCGTAATCGCTGTCCGTGATCGTTCCGAGGGAGTTTGAGGCCGTTCCGCCCGCGAGCGCGATATAGTCAGGGTAGCCGATGCCGCCGCCCGCGCTGCCGATGTAGGAAATGACATCCCCGTTGACCTGGATTGTCGAGTTGTCGCCCCGTAGCCGCTGAAACTTGTTGTATCGGTAGAGTGATAGGTAGGAGGTCACGTCGTTATTGTTCACATAGAAGCGGAGACAACTGTTTTCAATCGTCCCCTCGTCGATTACGCTAATGCGTACCCACCCATTGGCGAGGACGGGGAAATCGGTGTCTTTTGCAAGGTTCGCGGCGGTCGCCCCCGTAACGGAAACGCCGACGCCCGGCGCGTACCGTGCGAAAACGTTGTTTCCGCTCGAATACCATTTGACGGTAATGCCCGCCCAAACGGGGAGCAAATAGGTCGTGCCCGTGCCGCGCACATCGGAAGAGGGCGAGCCCGTAACCGTCCCCAATTCCTTGTAGTCGGGATAGCAAATGCCAGATACCGTGCTTCCGAACGTCCCGTATTTGTAGAGGGGGAAGCCGCCCGTAGACGAGGAAAAGCCCATGCAGCGACCGGGCGCGCTGCCATTGTCGACGACCGAAATGCGGAGCCACCCGTCCTCCGTCGCATGGTAGGACGTCCCGGCAGTAAGGGTTTGCGAGGACGTGCCGCTCTTGTTCGTCCACTTTCCGACCGCGCCGCCGCCGTCGTCATAGAAACCGACATCCCCGGCCTTGACGGCAAGGAGAAACGTGTGTCCCAGGCCGTATTCGGGAGCGCCGCCGCCGAACGACAGCGAGGAATACGGGGGAATCTCCAAACCGCCGCCTCCGGACGTGCCGCCTGTCGCAGAGATCGTGATCGCGCCGGTGTCCGGGTCCGGCGTGAGCGTGACGTTTGAGCCCTGCACAAGAGCGGTCGAGATCGTGCCGCCGGAGAGTTCGGCTTTGTTGATGCCGACGCCCGGCGTGAAGTTGTACCGGTAGTCGCCGACAAGGATAATGGCGGACGAGCCGTTGAGATGCAGGATGCGAAATCCCTCCTGCCCGCGCTCGAAAGTCCCGTCGGAGGTCGGTTTTGCGAAGTTGCCCTCCGTGCCTCCGGAGATCGAGACGGAGACCGTGCCGGACAGCACGAGATCGCCGGTTGCTTTCGGTTTCAGGCTGTTTTCGAGGATGCCAAACGGCGCGCTGTCGAAATCGAAATCGTTGTAATCCGTGACCGGCGCGACGGGGAACGCCTCGCCGCACATGCTGTTGCCTGAAACGACGACATAGACGAGGCTCCCGGAGTTGATGTTGTTCGGGGTGATGTTCCAGACGGGGACGCGGACTTTGTGCGTCTTTCCCCTGTTCACGCCGTCTCCGAAACCGTTTCCGGAGTTCAGCAGATGCCGGAGATCGTTTTCTCGCTGCGCGGAGTAGTCGAGATCGTCGCCCGGCTGCACATCGGGATAAAAAGGCATGTTCAGATTCCTAATTTATTGAAGTCGGCGTATTTGGTGACGGTCGCCTTGTAGATCGCGGCGACCTCCGCTTTTGGTGTCGGCGGGGTGGTCGAGGTGTCGCTCACGACCTCGGAGCGCGCCCAAAGGTACTGCCACCCCTCTTTCGCGTTGAGGTTGATTCCGGCGAAATTCGCGTTGGATTCGTTGAGGGAGATTCGGAAGTTGTAGGTTATGCTCACGAACTTCTGCCCCTTGAGCGGGGTCGTGTAGGACGCGCCGAGGAACATCACCTCGCCTTTCTTGTAGCCCTTGAAATCGTTCTGATTGACCTTGCCGACGAAATCGGCGAGCAGGCGTTTATATTCGTTGGTGATGCTTGCAAGGCGTTTGCTCTTGACATAGGTTTCTTTCAGGTCGGCGGTCGGGACGTCCACCCCGGCAAACTCGGCGTCGCTGCCGGTCTTGCCGTTCCACCCGATGCCGAGCCCTGCGTCGCCCGGCGTGACATCCACGACGTTCGGCTTCCGGTAGACCTGTTTCTGTTCGTAGGCGGTCGTCATGTGCTTTGTTCCGCCGCCGCAGTCAAACGACATGGTCGCCTCTTCCTCTTCTTCTTCCTCGGCGGAAACCTCGGTTTCGGAGGCGTAGACGGCGGTCACATAGACGTTTCCCTCGCCCTCGTAGCCGTTGAACCGGAACTCTTTCAGCGGGAGTTCGTTGTTGTCGCCGTATGCGGACGGCGCGACCTCGATAACGCCCATGATCGCGGCGTGTTTCGTGGTCGCATTGAGAACCAGGTATTTGATCTCGGCGGCGGTGCAGTTGCCCCATTTATCCCAGGTCTCGGAGCCCTCTGTCGTGCGTTTGATTTCCATGCTTTACCTCGCGTCAGGTGTATTTCTGTTTCTTGGCGAGCTTGCGGTTGGTTTCTTCCTGGAGCTCGACCATTTTCTTTGTGTTCTTGGCGGTCTCTTTCTCCGGACCCGCGCCAATCATCGAGGCAAGGGCGGCGGCAGAGAAAGATCCTGCGACGTTGTTTTTCACGGCGGCGGCAGGGTCGGTTTCCTTGGATAGATCACGGTTCTGCTTCTGCGTGCGCTTCTTTTCGAGGCGTTCGATAAGGTTGTATTCGAGGTCGGCTTCTTTCTGCTGCCGTTCGCGGTCGATTTCCGCGAATCTGTCGGAGAGGTGAGCATATTTGTCGACAAGCTCGCCATAGTTCGCGCTTTGCAGGTCAGGAAACGCGGAAACACCTGCGTCGGCCAATGCCTGGGCGGTGTTGCTGCCGAGATTCTGCGCGAGGTTGTTCCAGTCGTCCGAGAGTTCGTTCCACAAATCCCGGAAGCCGGAGAGGCCGCCGCCCTTGATTGCCTGCCAAATGGCTGTACCGAGGTTTGCAAACAGGTCATAAACCATGATCGCAAAGTCTTTGAGGGTCTGCCAAATGTCCTTACAGATGCCGATGAAGATTTCCGGCAGGTTCTCCCAAATCTTGTCGAGGTTATCGAACGACCACTGGCCGATTGAGATAATGTTTTGAAATGCCGCCGAAAAGACCTGCACGATAAAGGTCGCTGCGGGTTCAATGGGAGCCCAGATGTTTTTCAGCCCCGCTTCAAAGAACGTCCAAACGTACTTAATTTCAAACGCCCATTGTTCGCAGTTCTCTTTTATTACGTCCGTGATGTAGGAGATTGTGTTCAGCAGCTCTTCCGACCAGTCATCAAAACCGGAGAGGGCGAGCAGGAACTCGCCGACCTCTTCCTTGAGATCGCCCCAGGCGTTGCCGAGCTGCGTCAGCCGTTGCCCGTATGTTTCAGCCTTGGCGAGGTCGAATTTCTCATTTCCGAGTTTCAAAACCTCGTTGAACTGCTCCTGCTTGGATTTGGTCTGGTCGACCTGGATGCCGTACATAGCAAGGCGCGAGGTGTTGCCGTTGGCGGCCTTGGCGACAAGTTGCATTGCGCTCGTGAGATCGAGGCTGTAGCCTGCGGCCAATCCCATAGCGGCCTTTGTCGCCTCTTCCATTTGCTCTGCGGCAAGCCCCATGTTCACGCCCATTGTCATAGCCTGCAAGGTTGCCTCGTCGCCGTAGGTCGTGAGGTTTTGCAGGGAGGACGCGACATCCTGCAATTTCTTCGAGTAACCGGCCTTGCCGATGCGGTCGAGCGCGCGTTCAAGGCCGTTTACGGCGTTCTCCTGCACGATAAACGCCTTGACGGAATCCTGTGCAAACTGCCGGAGGGCGTTCAGGCCAAAGAAACTCGCCGCGATGCCTCCGATTTTCTTCAGGACGGCGGAGGTTTTCTGCTCGATGCCGCCGAGCGTGTTCACATAGTCGCTGTCATCGAGCGTGACGGCTGCGCCGATTGTTCCGAGGTTAAAGGCCATTGTTTTTCTCCTGTTCGATGCGTTTGCGTTCCTCTTCTTCGCGTGCTTTGATGATCGCTTCCATGCGGGCTTCTGCTGCTTTGTACTCTTCCTCGGTGTATTCGAGTTTCGGCTCGGCTTCCGTGAGGAATGTCCCGGCTGATTCCATGAGGGCTTCCTGCGCTTCGCCGCCTGTCATAGCCGCGAGGATTCCGAGATAGACCTCGTTTTTCGTTCGTGCAAATTGCAGTCGTTGAGCCTCGCATGATATTTTCATAAACTGCCGGAAGTTCAGGTCGAAAACCTGTTGCAGCGTCCACCCGAACATTGAGCAGATCATGAGGGCGATAAACTCGAAATCCGCGTGCTTGTTCAGGTTGCGCGCGCCTGACTTTGAAACACTACTTTTTTTTCGGGGGAGTCCTTTTCGGAATCGTCCTTGCCGGTGCAGAGGACATCCACGAGTGCTGCGAGTTCCTTGTAGCCCATCATCATAATTCGCTCATGCAGTTCCGGCGGCATGACGGAGCAGGCAAGCTCGCCGAGTTTTTCGCGGGCTTTGATGATCGCGGCGATGCGCTTTTCCTTCGAGTTCTCGCGCTCGTCGAGAGATGCGAGGTCTGCCTGCACCTTTTGATATTCGTTGAACTGCGCGAGTTTCAGCATGGGGACTTCGCACCACTGGCCGTCGCCAATGCCGATGTGAACCGTCGTTTTCGACAGCTCCGGAAACATAATAGCCATTCGTTTTCTCCTTGTGTTTGAGGTTAAAATGATCTATTTCGTGACGTTACGAAATTGATCTTGGCAATGCCGGAGACGTCAACATAAAAAAGCCCGCCCCCCGAAGATGAGAAGACGGGAGACGGGCGAGGACGAGGGCGTGTGTCAGGCAGGCGTGCTGCTGTTGCTGCTGCTGGACGAACTGCCGCTGCCGTAGGTGAACGGCGTCCCGCGCGTCGGGTCTGCCTTGCATTCATAGGTCAGCGTGACAACGTTCGGGTCGGAGCCTTCGCCCGGCGCATAGGAAAGTCCGGGGTTGAGGTAGGCGTTGTCAAAGGTGATCGTCGTTTCCGTTTCAGAGGTAATCGGAACAAGGGTGATCGTCTTCTTGTTCGCTGCCGCGAGCATGTTGTCGCCTTTCTTGACGGCTTCGAGCAGCGGCATTGCGGCGTCGATGTTGCGCGTGCGAATGGTGAGAGTGACGCTGTTCTTCGTGACGTAGCGCGCCTGCACTTCCGTCCCGGTCTCATACAGCGTGACGTCGGCGGTCTCAATGTCAGGTTCCGCCGTCGGGGCTCCGGCAAGGGGAGCCATTGACGTACTTCCGACCGAGACGAGGTACGGGAACTTCTTGATTTTGCCGAGCATGGTTTCGATTTCTTGCGCGGTGGGGAGAGCCATAATAAAATCCTCCTGATTTATGTTTTGGTTTCGGCAATGCCTATTTCGTCAACACGCCGACGGAAAGGTTGACGGAGACGAGATGCACGAGTTTTCCTCTGTCGTCGCTCATGAAAGGCGCGTTGATGCCGCCCTCGCTTTCGACGTAGCGGATTAGGTAGTGTTCGGTCTGCTCGCCGTAGACCGGCACGAAACCGCAGGCTCCGGCAAGTTGCAAGGCGTCGTCGCGGTTGGGGTACTTTCCGATAATCTGCACGGAAACGGAGGGGAGAGAGTAGATGTCGCTCTCCGGAGAGGACGAGATGCGGACGGCTGCGCCCTTTTCGACCGATTCGGGAATCTGCCCCCGGAAAACGGTGTTGTCTACGATGAGGCCGAGTTTTTCGGCAAAATACGCGGTCAGTTCGCGTTCGAGTAGAGGAAAATTGAGGTTCATAATCTGTTTGCCTTGTCGAGCGCCGCCCAGATACACTCGCAAATCTTCTGCGAGTTGTCCTGAATTGCGCGGGTGATATACTTCGGTCCGACAGTCACGCCGACCTTTGCCTGCTTTGCGAGGGAGTTTTTGCCGAGGTTGTATTCGGTCTCGTGCATCTTGACCGCGTAATGCGAGGCGGGGGAGTTGACCGGGATATAGACGGTCGCCGCGTAGGACTTCTCGAACACTTCGACGTCGCCGGTCACGGATGCGGTCAGGAATCCCTCTTTGAGCGGCGTCCGGCGTTTCGTCTCCTTGATGAGCAGGTTCCGGACGGCACGCATGGCCGCCATTGCCTGGTTTTTGTGCCGCAGGAGTTGGCGCGCCGTGCCCGCGCCGAGATCGCGCGTCGTGAATCGAAACTTTGTCCTGATCTTCGGCATAGATCACGCCCCCGCGACGGTCAGCCGGTAGCCGAGCCGCTTCCCTGTGTGGTCCTGATGCGGTTTTATGGATGTGACGTCGTACACTTTTCCGCCGACGTTGATGCGTGCGGGGAGTTCCGGGTCGACCGGCAGAGGCGCGACGAGGAAAACGTGCGCGAAGACAAGCCGCCCGGTCTCGTCACGCCCCAGGACGTGATTTTTCATCTCGAAGACGCGGCAGGCGACGCCCCGCCACTCCTGAAAGCCGTCGTGAATGTACGGGGACTGTTGGAGCAGCGTTGCGTCCGTCTTTGCAATGCGTTCAATGAGAAACATTTTCTCCGGCTTCCTTTTCTTCAATTTTCCGCATGATGTTCTCGATTGCCTCCGGCTCGATTCCCCGGTCTTCGAGGTTTTTCCGGATAAGTTCCTTGCTGCGGACTTCAAAATTCATGCACTGCCCGTTTTTTGCAATCTCGTTTGAGCGCATCATGCAGGCGTTTTTCACGTTGAAGCGGCAATGGGTGGCATAGCAGACGGGGATAAAGGTCATCGTCAGTAAATCGGCGGCTTCCCGCGCTTCTGCGGCGTGTTCTTCGTTCGGCATGTAAGGTGTCTCCTTTCGGGTGATTTATCATGCCTCGCGTGTCAATCTCATTTGATTTTTTGCGGGCTGCGTGGTATAGTAAGGAAACCACAAGGAGAACCACAATGAAGATCATCTGCTCGAATCCGAACTGCAAGTATCGAGGCAAGGGGAAAACCGTCGGCGGCGCAAACGCGCTGCTGTTCCTGATTCTGTTCTGCTGCGGCATCCTGCCGGGCATCCTCTATCTCATGTGCTGCAAGAAGCGCGGGACAATCTGCCCGAAATGCGGGCAGCGGATGAATTGAAAAAGCCCCCGGAGATCGTTCTCCGAGGGCTCATTGTTGGTATATTTTCCGTGATTTTTGTCTATTTTGACCTTAAATCACCTTTTTCCGGTTCTTCGGAAAGTTCTGCGCGGACCACATCGCCCGCCAAACGTCCATGTACGCGCTGTCGCGGACGGTTCCGTCGTGGGCGGCGTTCTTGAAGTTGTCGTAGTCGATTTCTTCTGCGGTTTCCCGGACGAGTTCTGCGAATACCACCTTGGGAATCTCCGTCCGGTAGCGGTAATCGGCATTCGGCGTGATCTCCACTTTCGGATTGCCGCAGAGGAGTTCACGTTCTTCTTTTGTCATGGCTCCGATAAGCCTTTCGAGATCGCCCTTGATGCGTGCGCGGACGAGCAGCACATCGGGCTTTTCGCGGTGCTGCACGGCAGAGAAAAAGCCGAGTTTGCAAAATATCCACATGGTTTATGTCCTTTCCTGTTCAAGTTTCGCGGTGATCGCGCTCCACGGCAGGCACTCCATTTGAGCGCCGCGCGCCTTGAGGTATTCGACCGCTTCTTTCTTCGTCGGGATGCGCTCGCAGAACTGCTTGAACTGTTCCTCGGTCGGTTCAGCCGGGAGATCGTTGTGCGCCCGGTGCATGATGCAGAGCACGCGCGGGTCTGTCGTTATGGGGGTGAGCGTTTCGTTGCCGAGCATGAGGACGTCGTTTTGATTCAGCGTTACGGTGTCTCCGTGCTTGATTCTGTCGAGCTTGACGTATTTCAGCGGCAGCCGCATCTCCCCGTTCTGTTCAAACAGACAGAATCCGCCCAGGCGAACGATGTCAAACTTGGTGTCGCATCCGAAAACGCCCTCGTCCGTCTCGATTTCGAGGACGTGCGAATAGGTGTACGGCGCGGCGGGGTAATTTGGCTTGATCTTGAGGATTTTTCCGACATCCTCGCATACGGGGTTGAATCGCCCCATGTAGTCTACAAAGACCCATTTCATAGGCCGACCTCCTGTTCCTTGTGGTTTTGTGTTCGTGGTTTTTGTCTGCGTTTGCAGATGCTAATAATATAGCACATAAAACAAAAAATGCAAGTCAATTCAGTAAATTTTTCGGTAAATTACGGGTAGCCCGCATTTTCCCATTCGATGTACTTCACGCGGTAGGGTTCGAGGTCTCTTCCGGAGTGACAGTTCTTTTCCACAAACAGCGTTTTGAGGCCGGAGGTGTCGGCGGTAAATTCGTTCTCGCTGTCGCCGAGGAATCCGGAATCGCGCCCGCCCGGCGTTTGCTCCGCCATGAAAATACCGCTGATGCGGGAATAGGGGACGCGTGTCATGGTGAGATTGTCGCCCTCGACGACGACGGTCTTAAACGCGCCGTGGCTCTCGTTCACGCCGTGCTTGGCCTGCATCTCGTGGCCGACCTCGCTCTTCGACATGACGTTGTCCTTTTCGGTTCTCGAAATGATGATCGTCCGCGTCGCGGGGTCTTTGCCGGGCAGATCGCAGTTTTCGAGGGCGATTTGCACGGCGGACTGATAGCGCAGGTAGGTCGCCGTATCGCGTGCGAGTTCGTCGGGGTGGTCCTTGTAGTATTCCTTGGCCTCTCTCCAATGCGTTTTTTGAGATGAGGTGTGCCCGGTGAAATAGTCTTTTGATGCCTTGTCCGGTTCAATTCCCATTGCATTCAGGCGTACCATTTTCATCTTGCAGGCTTCCACGTTGAAACTGTTTCCTGCCTGGGATGCCTGCGCCCGCTGAATGAAATACGGGTCGAGTTGGATTTTCTTTCCGTTGTACTCGATGCTCTCGGATGCGATTTTGTCGTAGACCTGCTGCGTAAAACTCCTGGGCGCGTCCTTGTCGACGGACGTTTGCGGCTTCTGCGGTTCGGCGGTGTAGACCGGAACGCTGCCGTCGACGTTCGAGCCGCCGAGGGTCGTGCTGTTCTTCGCGGCCTTTTCGATTTTTTCGAGCTGCCGGAGATAGTATTTCGCGCCGTCGTTGCCGTTGGCGGCCATTTTTTGGAGTTCGGGCTTGAGGGCGAGGGCGGCATCAATCTTTGACTGGTTCGGGCTGTGATCTCCGGAGCCGGACTTGCTGCTTTTGTCGCCGTTGTGGAAGTTGATCGTCTTCGCGGCCTCGATGATCTTGCTGTGAATGTTGTTGTCCTGACTGGCGGCAATGGTTTTCTGACTGCTGCGCGCGCTTGAGCCGGGCGGAGAGCGGAACCACCCGTAATCTCTGCCCTCATGGTCGACCGTGTGCGGGATGCGCTCCCGCATTCCGTCCTTGCTGAATTCGTAGGACGATTTGAGGACGGTCTCGATAGATTCGGGCTTGTACTTGGTATTCTGCTTGAAGTCGTTGCCCCGGTCGGCAAGTTGCTTGATCTCTGCGAGGCGCTTTTCGACGATTTTGCGCTCGTTCTCCGGCAGGGAATCAAGGGCTTTGCTCCAATCGCGGTTCGAGATGCTGTTGCAGAGGTCGAGGGTGTCGATGCCGCCGAAAAAGGCTTTGTTGTTCGCGCTCTCGCGCATACTCCAAAGATCGTCCGGCCACCCGGCCTGCCATTCCTCCGGCTTCTTCGCCGCGCCCTGTGCGCGGTAGCCGAGCGCGCCGCCGTTGTCGATGCGCCACGGCGTGCCGTCCTTGTCGATAACGATGTTGTCCTTGGAGAGGCCGACGACGTCCCAGTTGCCGGTGACGACATCCACATCGAAACCTGGGCGGAGCTTTTCGAGCATTTCCTCCTTTTCTTTCTTGGAGGCTTTGTGCCACCAATCATCAAGAGAGGTCGTGTCTTCCAGATAGCGGGAGAGTTTGACGGGTCCGTTTTTCGTCTCGTAGATTTTGCACTCCGGGACATTGATTCCCGCCGCGCGGTAGAAGTCGTCCGCCGTGCATTCGTTCCGCAGGTGTGCGGCTGCATCTCCGCCCGCCCTGCCGCCGCGCTTCATGACATACTTGTTGCCGTTGGCGTCCTCGACAAGTTCGGCTCCGGTGCTGCCTCCGAGGGATTTCACGGGACGCAGTTTCGCGGGGTCGTCCGGGAATCCGCCGCTCTGTTCGGGCTGCGGTTCGGGCTGCGGCTCCGGTTCGGGTTCCGGCTGTCCTTTGTCCTCTTCCGGTTCAGGCGCGGGGAGTTCCCAGTCCGGGACGGCTGTGTAACTGTGCGTGCAATTCGGATGAAAAACTCCGTCGTCTATGAGGTCCTGTTTCGTCGGCAAGCCTTTCGTCGCGCCGGTGAGGGAGAACTGCTTGCCCTCCCACTTGGCGCAGGCGTCGCAACAAATCCCGCCGATGTCGAGCTCGACGACGTCGCATCCTTCCTCCGCGCATTTCTGATCGTAGGCCGACCGGTTCGCGTTCATGAGTTCCGTCCTTGCGAGCATGGAAAAATAGGTCTTGTTCTTCCATTCCGCGCCGTTTTTCCCCACGAACTTAAAGCCCGGAATCTCGGACGCGCGTGCGAGCATGTCGCGCGTGATCTCCGCGCGGGAAGCGCCGGTCAGGGCGGCAGTCCGGAGGACGTCGGCGGAGAGGTTGCGGAGCTGCCGGATGTGGTCGTGCGACATCATCGTTGTGCGGCCTGCAATCTCTTCAAATGTGGAATCCATAAACTGCTTGACGAGGCCGGTATTCGGCTTGCCGAGAATGGCATTCCGCTTGCCGTTCGTCTTGAGGTCTTCGACGGCCTTGTCGTAGGCGTCCTGCATGGTCTCGGAGAGGCCGGATTTGAACGTCTTGCCGATAGAAACGCCCATGTCCTTATAGACGGCTTTTACCGTCTTTTCCAAATCCACGAGATTATGCCCGGTCCAGGCGGAATCCGGGTGTTTCTTGTAGTGTTGCAGAATGGTCGCGCTGATCTTTTCGAGCGCCTTGTCGCAGAGCGCCGCGACCTTTTTCTGCGTTTCGGAAACGGCTTTCGAGACCTTTTTCTTCGCCATATTCAGCCCCGGATGAATCGGACTTTTTTCATGGCGGCGCGCTTCGCCTCCGCCTGTGCCTGTTCGAGGTAAGCGAGGGCGCGCGGGGAGATGATGCCGTCGGAGCCTCCGAGGTGAGCGTAGGTCATGGAAACGCCGTCGACGGATTCGGACGCGACCTCCGTGCCGTCCGCGTGGGCGTCGTGCGTCCGCAGGAGGTAAACGGCCTGCTCGGCGACGGCGCAGATGATGTTCGAGTTGTCTGCGGTGAGGTCGGCGAGCGTGACGGACGGCACGCGGGAAAGGATGTCGTTCGACGCGGAGTTGAGGGCGGCGGTCTGCTTTGCGGCGTTCTCCGTCCAAAAATCCGCGTCAAGGCCGCCGGAGATCACCGTGCGGACGGCGGTGTAAAGTTCCTCGCGGGTCATGCCTTGCCTCCGTCGGCAAATGGACGCAGGGCGTCGTATTCATCCCAGGTAACGGGTTTGAACCACCCGACGAAGTAGGAGCGGCGGAGGGCGTCGCACCACCCGGACGCGGAGAAATGCAGCATGGGCGGCTGACCGTCGCGCTGTTTCTGCGGTTCCGGGTCTTCCTGTTCTTCCTGCTGTTCCGTTTCGGGCGTCTCCGGCGCGTTCTGCGCGTCGTCGGCGTCTTTCGCGTCTTCCTGTGCGGGTTCGGGTTCTTCCGGCGTTTTTTCGGGGGTTTCCGGCGTTTCGTCCTCTCCGTCTGGCGACGTGCCGTAGAGTTCCCGGAAGCGTGCGACGAGGTCTTCCTTTTTGCACTTGCTGACCGGGGGGAGTTTTACGCCGTCGTCGATGAGGACGTTGTAGATTTCCTGTTTCGTCATGTCTGCACCTTGTTTCGTGGTTAAAAAATGGGGCGGGCGCGGATTTTGCGCCACGCCCCGAAGTCAGGCGGAAAAGGCCGTCAGTTCGCCGAGGCGGTCTTGAAGACGCGCTCGGTGGGTCCGCCGGTGATGCCGGTCATTAGGATGTGGTCCTGACCGACGCCCTCGACCATGAAGCCGACCGAGCCCTGAATGCTCTTCCGCAGTTCGCGGGTGCTCTTGGACGGTTCGTCCTTCATCACGAGGCCGTCGTCCTTGAGCCATCCTTTCTTGATGTCGCGCTGCGTGACAATGGCGAGGTTGCTGTCGGGCATGTCACGGTCGACGCGGACGGCGAGGATTGCGCCCTCGTAGTCGATGTGGGAGATGTAGAGGCCGCCGCCGGTGTGATCGTCCTTGTTGGCGTTGATCGCAAGGGCGGAGTTGGCGATGTTGAGGTTGTTGATGTAGGTCTTCACCGTGGGGGAGCACCAGATCGTGTCGGGCGCGCCAGTCTCGAACACCTGCTTGAGGGCGGCCATGAGCTTTGCTTCGGTGAGCACGCCGGAGGTGTTGTAGGTGAGGACTTCGCGGGTTCCGCTCGCGGTGTCGGTGAGCTGCTGAAGCAGACCGGCAGACATATAGCGGGTGGTCGTGGAGGTCTGCTTTTCCTTGAGGCCGTTGATTGCCATGGTGGAAAGCATCTCTGCGACCCTGATCTCCGCTTCACGCGTCAGGAGGATGGACGCCTGGGTTTCGGAATGCCCCTTGCTGACGAGTTCGCCGTGCTTCGTCCAGTCGACGGTTTCAAAAATCGTCTGGCAGAAGTTCCGGAAGATGTTGGTGATCTCGTTCACGCTCTCGACGTTTTTCAGGTCGGTGTCCGTACCGGCGAAGCCGACGACTTTAAACGGGGTGTCGTTGGCGTGGGAGGCTGCGGTCGTGCCGGCAGCACCACGGGCGAGAACGTCGATGGTGTTGTTGCTGCGGTTGACAGACTTCACGACGACGCGCTCGCCCTCGATGTCGAGGACGTGCCCGACGGTCAAGCCCTTAACGGCGGCGGCGGTCATTTTCAGCCCGGTGGTGTCGTCGTTGTCCCAGGCGGCGGCGGAAGAGCCGGAGTTGCCGATGACGCCGTTGCGGGACGTCTTGGAACGACCGTAGATGTCGTATTCCTTGGCGTCGATGGTGACGTCGACCGGGTTCATTGCCTGATAGAAAGAGCCGGTGTTGCGACCGAGGTTAATCATTCTCGCCACGGCGAAGATCACGGGGTCAGCAGCGGCGACGCTGTCCGAAAACTCGTTAAACTGGCCAAATTCAAAACTCATAATGAGCCTCACTTGTTGTTTGCAGACTGTTCATCTGCTTGTTTTAGTTCGTTGGAGAGGTTGACGTACTCTGCGGATTCGGCGGCGGTGAATTCCGGCTTTTTCCGCAGTTCGTCGAGGCGGGCGAGGATAGTTTCGCGGTTTCCGTGGTTGCCACCTTCGCCAGTTCCGCCCGTTCCGGTTCCGCCTTTCGCCGCAGAATCGAACATGCCGGGAGAGGACTTTTCGAGGTCCTTCATGAAGCCGGAAACGGCGTCGTCGTCGGCGAGGTCGATGTTTGCGTCTTTCAGCATGAAGTCGAGGTACTTTGCATCGCGGAACTTGTTCTTTGCGGCAAGTTCCTTGATCTTCGAGGAACGCTCCAATGCGGAGGCTTTCTGCTCTGCTGCTGCGCTCTTCGCGGTGAGGTCGTCGACCTGCTTTTGCAGTTTGGCGATCTTCTTGTCCGCTTCGAGTTTCTGCTTCTGCGCTTCGTCGAGGCCGTCCGTTTCGAGCTTTTCGAGTTTTTCTTTCAACTCGGCGAGTTCGTTCTTCACGGATTCGGTCGCGGCTTCCGCCTGTTTGCGTTTATCGATTTCCTCATTCAGCCTTTTCAGGGGGACGCGGGAATCGTCGGGTTTGTAGGCCGCTACAAAGTCGAGCTCTTCCTTGGTGAGCTGTTCGCCTTTCGCGACCTTTGCGAGGATGGTTTGCAGGTCCATTGCGATTTTTCCTTTTGTGTGAGGTTGTTATTACAGCGTTTTACGTCCCTGCGGACGCAACATCACGCCCAACTGTGTATGCCGAATCGGTCAACATCACTGATTGAAACCGATCTGCTTCTTGCCGTCCTTGTTGCCGTCGTCGCCATTTCCGCCGCCGTCTTCGTCGTCGTTCATTTCGTCCCGCATCTGCTGTATCATCTCTTTCTTTTCCTTGTTGTCCGCGCCGGGCGTGCTCTGGTCGATGAGTTTGTTGATCTCTTCCTGCACTTCCGACGGGAGTTGACGCAGGCGGTTCAGCAGGGCGACGGCGGTTTTCCCGATCTCGCGCTGATAGACGTCGTTTTCCTGATTGAATCCGGAGAGTTCGAGCAGGGTTGCGACGGCGTTTTGCAGGTCGAGGATGGTAAAGTTGCGGTTATAGATGACGTTCGGAACGGTGATTGAGGGGTCCCACTGTGCGAGCAGTTCCCAGGCTTTTACTTCGGCCTGTTCGAGGATGTCGGCGCGCGTCTCCATGTAGGCTTCCATGTTCTGGAAATCCCATGCCTTGGCCTCGGCGGATTCGACAAGGCGCGTGCCCTCTTTCGAGGTGGAAAGGCCGACCACGGAATAGAGTTCTTTCCGCATGGAATCCACCTCCGTGCGAATCGTGGCGGTCTCCGTGCCCGCAGGCTGAATGTATCGCGCCGTGCCTTTCGCCTCGTTGCTCTCGAAGAGGGCGGCGGAACGTGCGAGCGTCCAGGAAAGCGGCTCGTCCTTGCGTCCTGCCTGCTGCGGGCTTTCGGCGTCCTGCTGCGCCTTGATGTTGTCGAGGAAATCCTCCGGCACGACGAGCAGCCCGAACATTTGTTTAAGGCAGTTCATTTGCGCTTCACTGTTCGAGTTGAGAACCGCGTCGCTGATGCGGACGACGTCCTCAAACCAATGATTCTCGCCCAGGCCGAAGCCGTCCACCTCGACATGCCGGATAAAGGGCACGACGCCGAGCGGGTTTGGCATTTCCTCGACGGTGTCTTCCGCCTGACTTCTTCGCCGGACGATGTAGACGGTGTCGCGCGTCCAAAGTTTGCGGATTTCGACCTCCTGCGCCGCCGTGAACGGGTCGGAGTTCTCGGTCTGCCATTCGGAAGTAAGCACCCACAAGAGATTGCCGTCGGGTCCGTAGCACCAGTCCGGGACGGCGAGCGGGGAAAGGGTGACGCAGTAAGGGCGGAGGCGGTTTTTCTGCTCGTCCTCCTTGGTCGGCTGTCCCTGGAAAGAGGGAGCGTCGACGCATAACCACGCGCATCCGCAGATATTGAGCAGGGTCGAGAACTGCCGCATCACCTCGTCAACACGGAGGCCGGTGCGCGAAAAATCCTCGACGTAATTGGTGTCCGCTTTCTCGCGGTTCGGGCGTTTTGCCAGGACGAATTGCGTAATGAGCGTGGCGACCCGGCGCGGGAAGTTCACATAGAAAGCGCGGTCGATTCGTTCCTGATATTCGGGCGGCAGCTCGTTCGTGTGCCGGATGAGCGCTTTTTTGATGTATTCCTCGCCGCCGCTGTATGCCTCCATGCTGCGCCGCCACTTTTTCTCGTTCGCGGAATAAAAGGCGTTTTTGCGGGTGAAAAGGATGTTTTTGTCGAAAGGCATAAAAAATACTCCCGGTTTGCATTTTTGATGTTTGCAATGCCGGGAGCGTCAATATTGCGGGAATCACTGCCAATGCGGCTTCTGTGTCTTGCTCTTGTAGACGGTGATAATCGTCGAGCTGCGCGTATCCATGACGACGCTCAAGCGTTTCCGTCCGCCGAGTTTGGCGACGTAGACGCAGACGTATCGGCGGAGGTCGAAAATCCGCTTGCCGTGGTGCAGGGCGTAGAAGATTTCATCGGCGGTGATCTTTCTTTCGAGGGCGCGGGATAATGCGTGCTGTGTGACAGTGATCCTATTTTCCGGTCGACCCATAGCCGCCCGTCCCCCGGCGGGTGCTTCCGAGCTCGTCCACGAGATTGAAAAAGAGGTCGTTCCGGCGGATCACGACGAGTTGCGCGATTCGTTCGCCGACCTTGTACGGCGGCTCGTTGCCGTAGACGCCGTAGAACTTGAACATCACCTCGCCCCGGTAGTCCTCGTCCAGGAGGCCGACGGAATTGCTCAAGATGCTGCCGGTCCGGTAGATGCTGCTGCGCGGCATCAGGAGGCCGCAGAATCCGTGCGGCAACTCGAACGCGAGGCCGGTGTGGTAGACGAAACATCCGCTCTCGGTGTCGCGTTCAAAGGAAACAGCCGTCAGGTCGTAACCGGCGGCGTACTGGCTGCCCCGCTTCGGGAGGACCGCGTTCGGGTGCAGACGCTTTAATTTGATCTCTATCATTTTTGCCTTTCTTTTGCGGTCGAGCTCATGCCGCCGGTATTCTTCATCGTCGGCATATTTCGCCCGGCGCAGTTTGTTTATAGTGTTTCGGTGTTCCGCCCGATACTTGCGGGCGTACTCCAACAGATGCACGCGGTTTCTTTCCCGATACTCCCGCATGTATTCGCCGGTATTGTCCATATCGCCCGTCAGGCCGCGAGGAACGCCTTGTAAAGCGCGGCGGCGAGCCCAGGGCATACCGCGTTCCCGATTTGCTTTTTGGCCGCCGTATCGCCGCCCGCGAAACGATAATCGGCGGGAAAACCGGTGGCCGCCGCGAGTTCACCCGCCGTGAGCATCCGGTGGGTGATGTCGAGTTGGTATTTCCGCCCGTCGGGGAAAGTCAGGATGCGCCCCTCGATGATGCCGAAACGGTCATGCGTTCGGATCGTGTTCAGCGGCTTTTCCAAATCCTGGGTAATGCCCGTCCCGTGGTAGTCGACGAGGAACGGCTCGACAATCCCGATTGAGCCGGTCGTGGCAATCGTCGACAGCGGATCACCGCAGGGCTTGACGGTCCCGCCGCCGTGCTGCGGCACGAAAAGCGGCTCGATTGAGGGCTCAATAACGGCGTGTGTTCCATGAGAGCAGGTGATCGTGTTCAGCGGATCATTCACCGTGCCGGAGACGGCGTCCTTGTTTTTCGTGTGCGCAAGGTCAATCCACATCGGCTGAATGACGCCGTAGCGGTTGCGCGTGTCGATGACCGGCATCGGGTCGGAGATGTCGTGGTTCCGGTTGTCGCCGCCATTGTAGCGGGAGAGGAAAGGCCGAATCAGGGCGAAGTGTGTGCCGGATGTCGTGATCGCCGGGAGCGGCGCGGTCAGAGGTACGGCGGAGTTTGCGATTTGGTCGTCTTTCGTGCCGCGCAGGACGATTAAAAACGGCTCCGCCCAGGCTCCCCAGTATTTGCGGATGCCCGCTTCGATGCGGCGGAGCGTATTCTCGCAAAGTGGCTTCTTCCTGTCGAAAATGCTCTCGCCCGGGATTGTCCAGTCGATGATCTCGGCGGCGGATCGCCAGGGCTTGCAGCCGAAGAGGGACGGCTCGCGGGAATGTGTCGGCTCCGGCCACACGATTTTCTCGCCGGTGGATTTCCGCACACACTGGATGATGAGCCTTTCGCGGCTCGTGGCTGCGCCGTAATCCGCCGCGTTCAGGACGGCCATGTCGACGCGGTAGCCGGAGTTCCTGATCTCGCGGAGCAGGCCATTAAAAAACAGCCCGGCCTTTCGCGGGTCCGGCATCCCCGCTTTGTAGAGTTTGCCGTTGATACGGGTGTCTTTGTCAAGGAGCGGTCCCCAGGACTTTAACTCCGTCACATTCTCGATGTAGAGGCGGCGGCACTTGGTGAGCCGAATATACGGCAGCAGGTGTTCGGGTTGGCTGCGGAGTTGATCGGAGCGAGGTTTGCCGCCCGCTGCGACGCTGTGATGCGTGCAGGACGGGCTCGCCCAAATGGCGTCGATGCGCTGCGGATCGTCCGGGAAGATTTCGTCCGGGATGATCGCCTCGATAGGCGTGCAGGCGCGGGCGAAGTCCGGCACGATTTCCGGGTGGTTCATTTGGATCGTCTTAATGGCGAGGGACCAATGGTTAAAACCGCGCCCCTCGTAGGGGAGCCCGGCTTCGTTCAGGGCGTCAATGCACCCGGTAATTGAGCCGCCGCCCCCGCAGAAGAGGTCGACGAATCTAAAACGATTATTCATGTTGAAAGCCTTTCTGCCTGACCTGTTCGGCGAACGCGACGCCGCCTTTGAATGCCTCGATGAAGACGGCGCAGATCATAACGTTTCGCGGGATGCGTTTCAGGCGTTTTTCAAGTTCTTCTCTGTCGAAAAATGAGGTGTAGTGATCGCGGATTTGTCGGAGGATGCCATAGGCGCTCTCGATTTCGCACATGCTTATACCGGACGGGATGAGCGAAAAGCCGAGCACAACGTCCTGAATGATCTCCGGCGCGTTGTCGTAGCCCTCGCCGGACATCCACTCCTGCAAACTGTCGAGCCAGGAGGGCTCCGTCAGTCGCACTTCCGGCGCGAGAAAATGCCATTCCGCATCTTCCATGCCGTATGGGCAGTGATACGGTTCGTTCCCCTCTGTCTGTCCGAACATGTCCGGCTTCGGCTTGTATTTGCTGCCGCAGAAGCACGGCCCGAACTCGCAGGATTTACATTTGTAAATATCGGTCATTTGTCCTGTTCCTCTCCTTTCCAAACCTTGCAGAGAAGCGCCGCCCATTCCATGGTGTTTTCGTGCGGCAGCTTTTTGTTTTCTGCAAGGCATGAATCAAGGTAATCCGGGAATTTTTCTCCATTCTCCCATGCCTCGGTAAGCCTGTTGATCTCGAAGATCGCCTCTTCGAGCGCGTCGTAGAGTTCGGGCAGGCATAAAAAACGATTTGCGTCTTTTGGGCTATAACAATTTGCAAATCGGAGCTTGCGGGAATCACTGACAATAGAAAGCGCCGTCCTGTTTTGGTCTATGTGTACTCTTTCGATACCCCATGGCGCGTCGAAATGCTGTTTTGTGTGGTCTTTCATTTTTTGCCCTTTCTTTCGGTGATGATTATGGTTACAAAGATTACGGTCATGCAGATTACCGAGACGATGCCGAACACCGTCTCCTGCACGGAAAGATCGCCGCGAACAATCATTTTTAGCCTCCGCAGGTTGCAAATCTATATCCGGGAACGCCGCATTTACCGAAGCGAAAAAGAGTTTCCGTTCCTCTTCTTATCGGTATAATATTGAAAGTCTCCGGGAGATAGTTTCCGCCTCTATCAAGAACTCTCCAATGCGGAACAATCGAAAGTCTGTTTTTCTTCAAAAAGCGTTTATGGCGTCGTATCGGGTTCATTTCAGCATGTCATCCTCCTTTAGAAAGGTTAGAAAATGCGTTTGTGTATGCGTCCGCGTTCCGAGCAGCGGGCGATACGGGCAGAGTTCGAGGATCACGGGGAGTTTGATGTCGTGCTCGTTCCACTTGAAAAGCAGCATCCCGTGTTTTTCCAGGACGCGGAAACACTCCTTGAAGCCTGCCCGGATAACCTGCGGCCAGGTGTCTTTTTCGAGCCTGCCATATTTCTTGAAAAGGTCGGAATTGTCGCCGCAAGTCAAAAGATGAGGCGGGTCGAAAACGACGACGCGGAACGATTCGCTCGGAAACGGGATCGCCTCGAACGATGCGCAAACGTCCGGTCGAACTTCAATATCGTTTCCGTCCGAGCGCAGGTAATTTCCATTTCGTTCGTCCATGTAGAGGACATGTTTGTTTTTCCTGTCGTAGTAGAAAAGACGGGAGCCGCAGGCGGCATCCAGGATGTATTTCTCACTTGGCGGCAAGAGCGGGAGATCGGTCACTTCTGCACCTCGCTTTCTTTTTCAATTTCCAAAAGCAAGTCATCAATCCGGTCTACCGTGCGCCCATACACTTCGTATTTCCCGGAAAGACGCAATTGTTCACGTTCAATGTCTTTCATATCGGCAAGTGTACGATCTCGAAGTTTTATCAATGCTTGTTTTTGGTTCATCCGTTCACCTCGTTTTTGTTTTTCTTGTTGATCTCGTTGATCGCGGACAGCAGCAGGGCGTCGGTGTACGCCCAGGCGACCATTTCCCTGACTTCAAACTTGAAGTCGTCCCAACGTTCGTCCTTGGTGATGAAAGTTTGCTCGACGCCCATTTCTCCGTTGCTGTACTTGCGGATCACGACGATTCGCGCGTTTCCCCTGGTGTTCACCTGGGGCGGATCGTCCGGCGTGTGCCAAAGGCGGGTAATTTGTTTCGGTTTTTCCATGTTATTTGCCTCCGTTCTTGAGGGCGTCAATGATGACGGCG